GTGGTGGTGGAACGCTGCAAGTAAACGGTGGCACTCAATCGGGTACCAGTTTGGTCTGTGATGGTGCGACCGCTAGTGTCACCAACTACTTGAAAGCTGGTGATTACATAGCGTTTAACAATGAGTTGCATATGGTTGTTGCCGATACCAATTCAGATGCTTCTGGTAATGTGACCATCTCAATTGCTCCTCCTATTAGAAAGACCCCAGCAGATGACACCATAGTCGAGTACACGGTGCCCAAGGGTGTCTTCATGCTTGCAGGCCCAGCGTCATGGGACACTCAGACAGACATCACGTCTAGTTTCAACATCGAAGCGGTTGAGGATGTTCTAGCATGAGTCGCGGTTTTCCTGCGAATGTACTGACTGCGCTGTCATCACAGCATGTCGCGTTAGTGACGTTTGCCGAACTACAGTTTCCATCAGGGACTTTGTACTTGCACAACTCCATCGGCACTTACACATGGGGTGGTCAGGATTGGCTAGGCGTTGGGGATTTAGGTGAGATCAGCCAGATTGAAGAAGGTGCCGACATCAGCCCTTACAAAATCACCCTCTCACTATCTGGTTTGGACGCGACCATCTCAGGCGCTGCGCTGACAGAAGACTACTACATGCACCCCGTGAAGGTTTATCTGGGTGTTTTGGACGCTGATGACGCGCTCCTCGCTGATCCCACGGTGGTGTGGGAGGGCGCTATGGACCAGATGAATGTATCAATAGGCGCTTCTGGTGGAGATGTAATCTCTCTTACAGCAGAGTCTGAGCTTGCACGATTTGATAGGGCATCAAACCTAAAATATACCGATGCTCAGTTGCAGAGCGATTTCTCAGGTGACCTAGCATTTGAGTTTTTGGCGGATATAGATGGCGCTAAAATCCGATGGGGTGACGCTACTTCCGACTCAGTTGCTGGCGGCACAAAACCCAATAGGTTCTCCGATGACGATTTCGGATTTCGTGATATGTACAGATGAGAGTTCACGCTGCGCTTAACAAGTGGGACCGTCGTCAGTTCAAATATGGCGATGCTGACTGCTGTCAGTTTACGGCTTTCATTGTAAAAGAATTGACCGGCAAGGATTATGCCGCGCAGTTCCAGTACGAGACAGAGGCTCAAGCAGAAGTCTTGGTGGGGAGAGAGGGCGAGCTAGTTGATTTCATCGGCAGCATCTTGGGAACTGCTAGTTCTGACCTGAAAGACGGCGACCCTTGCGTGGTTGACATACCTATCGTCGGGCAGGTGTGTGGTATTAAGTTATCAGAAGCGGTTATTTGCCTGACGAGGAAGGGTATGACACCAATACCTGACCGATATTTGCTGGCTGGATGGAGCCTATAGAATGCCACAAGTTATAGTAGCGGCAGCCTTAAAAGTTTATTCGGTAGGGTTGGCAACCATTACTGCGGTTGCTGGAGTTTCCGCTGCGGCTACAGCTTCAACTTTTGCTGTAATGGCCGCTGGCGCGGCAACTATAGCGGCGGCTGCCGCAGTTACTAATGCCGCGATAAAGGGCTTGATGCCTGATATAACTATGCCTCAGTCAGATACTGACAGGACTAGGCAGCAGACTGTCAGGGGTACGATAGAGCCACAGAAGATTGTCTATGGCGAAGCCTTGGTTTCTGGACCTATATTTTTTGTCGGTGTTGCTGGGACGGACAACAACTCGCTCTATCATGGCATCGCTTTAACTGGCCATGAGGTTGAGAGCATTGGGGACGTACACTTCGATAATGAAATCATCCTCGACGCGCAAATCAATCAGACATCACAAGTAACCGCTGGTACATATGGGCCAACAGCAGAGGAGCCTTCAGAGCACATCTGCTTGATTGAGCGCAAGACAGGCTCAGACACACAAGACGCAAGTAGTTTACTTAGGCCGACGTTCAACGACTGGACAACATCCCATAGAGCGCGTGGCATCTCTTACTTGGTCACGCAGTGGAACCTGACAGACTCATCTCAAGAGTTGTGGGACCGGCTCACACCTCAAAACATTAAGGCGTTGGTCAAGGGCAAGAAAGACATCTATGACCCTCGTCTGGATGTGGCTGCGGGCAACAGTGCGGGTGACAACCCAAGCAACGCAACCTATCAAGCATGGACTGAAAACCCCGCACTCTGCGTTGCAAACTATCTGACAGACACGGCGTTTGGTCTGAGCGTACCGACCAGCAAGATTGATTGGGCTGCGGTGGTAACGGCTGCTGATGCTTGTGATGTGACCGTAGTTGTCCCTGCATCTGGTACAGAGAAGCGATTCACCGCTAACGGCGTTCTGTACGCAACAGACACGCACCGAGCAAACATCAACAAGCTGCTGTCTGGCATGAACGGCAGTCTCGTATACAGCAACGGTATATACACCATAAAAGCAGGTGTCTATGAAGCCCCCACAGAAAGCCTTAACGAAGACGACCTTGCGGGACCAATCACGGTTAAGACTTCGGTGGAACGCGGTGACCGCTTTAATACAATCCGCCCGATTTTTATTGACCCCGCCCAAAACCACAAAAGCGTCGAGGCTCCTGAAGTACAGCTTACGAGCGCGGTTAGCCGAGATAATGGTGAAGTTCTAACTCGTGACATCCAGCTATCCTTCACAAATAGCAGCTTCATGGCTCAGAGAATCGCTCACAAGCAGATTCAGATGTCAGACCAGCAGAAGGTCATTACCTTCCCAGCCAACCTCACAGGGCTTCGTGTGGACGTTGGTGACAGGGTTCAGGTCACTGTTGAAGAACTGAACTACTCGAACAAAGTCTTCCGATGTGCAGCTTGGTCGTTCAGCGATACTCAAGACGGTGTTGTTAACCTCACCCTCTTGGAAGATGACTCTAGTTCCTACGCTGATCCCACGGCAGGTGAGTACAGCACTACTTCGGCTAGTGGGGTTATTGCTAATGGGTTTAGGGGTGTACCTGACCCACAGAACCTTACTGCGACGGCAGGACTGAAAAGTATTGAGTTGAACTGGACCAACCCAGTTAACACCAGTCAGTTCAAAGAGATTGTTATATACGCTTCGCCAAACTCGCAATGGTCGAGCAAAGTTGAGATTGGCCGCACGATGGGCACGCAGTTCATCCATGACGCTTCCAACTCAGCGGATGCCGTAGCGGTTGGCAACACAAGATACTATTGGGTAAGGGCGGTTGCTTACGGCACCGGTTCTGGTTCGTTTGTTGAGTCCGACAGGAACCCAGACAACGATACCTCCAACATCATTGCTACCGTTGGGCCAAACAATCCAGACTATTCCGACATCGTTGACGATACGCCAGCGCAAGACGCGCCTACGTCACTCACGCTGACAGAAACCACTGTTCTGGGTAATGATGGCTCCGTTCTTCCTGCTGTTCGTGTTGCTTGGACTGCACCGACCAACAACACTTATGTCAACGCTTACGAGGTTGAGTTTAAGCGCACATCAGCCAGTCAGATTGACTACGGTCAAGTGACCGACGCTTATACGGCGACGATTGACTACGGTTCTGTTGCTGATGCTACGACACTCGAACTGAACTACGGAGGGGTGAACGAGGCTGTCACTGATCCGGGCGCTGAGTTCTCATCTGTTCTTGTCTACGGCACCAGCACGACAATCGCAGGCCAGAAAGAGCTAGAAGAACATACCTTCAGGGTGAGGGCGGTCACAGTCACAGGTAGGGTGTCTGGATTCATAACGAACACTCTCACACTGCAAGGCGACCAGACTGCGCCAGCTATCCCATCAAGCATCACGGCGACAGGTGGTATTCAGCAAATCAAGCTGAACTATGAACTGCCCAGCGACAGTGACTTAGCCTTTGTTGAGATATTTGAGAACACGGTGGATAACCAAGCAACCTCAACGCTCATTGTCAAAACCAAGTCAGACCAGCACACAGTCACGGGTCTGGGTAACAGCGTCACTCGATACTATTGGTTAAGAAGCGTTGACCGCTCTGGCAACCTGTCTGGGTTCAGCGCCTCATTCAACGCGACCACGCAAAAGATTGTGCTTGATGATTTCGCGCAAGATGTGCTAGACGAGTTTGCTGCTGGCGATGCGTTTGGTATTGAGCCTGTAAGCACGCTCTCAGGTGTCACAGGGGCGCACGTCGGGCAGATTAAGCTGCTGACTACCACAGACACCTTGTTCGTATGGACAGGCTCTGCGTGGTCTGAGGACATCTTTACCGCCTCGTCAGTAGACCCCGGCTCTATCACCGCTGCTTCGTTTGCTAGTGGTGTTGAACCAATCTCTGCTGTGGCTAGCCTACCCACTCCCACGGGATACACCGGGCCGTCTATTGTTTTCCTGACCAGCGACAAAAAGCTGTACCGCTACGACTCAACAGTGCCTGAGTTTACGACGCTGATAAATACATCGGACCTGTCGGGGACGTTAGGCGAAGACCTATTTAGCGACACCATTAGACCGATTGAGAGGGTGGGTACATTACCGACCACCAACCTAACGACTGGTCGAGTTGCCATGCTTACGAGTGACAACAAGCTCTACCGTTATTCTGGGACTGCGTGGACAACTGCGATCTCAGCGTCAGACCTTGATGACCAATTGAATCTAGCCACACAAGCGTCTGGATTGCTCCCTGTTGCTAATGCAGCGACTGGTCTAGTCAATAGCAACGTCACTATCAATGCTGACGGAACGCTCTCTGGTGCAGGCTCAGGAAACGTAACCTTAACGGGGCTTGGCGGCGGTGCCGTTGCGACCCTCGACACGATTACTGAGACATTCATCGGTGCTAACTCCGTCAGTACGGCGAAGATACAAGCAAACGCAATCACAGCGAACAAGATTTTAGCGGGATCAGTAACAGCGGCGAAGGTCGCTGCGAGTGCTATTGTCGCAGACAAGATTGCGGCGAATGCAATAACCACAGCCAAGATTGCGGCAGGAGCAGTATCAGCAGATGCTATAGCTGCCAACGCGATAACGGCAGACAAGATAGCGGCAAACTCAGTAGCAGCATCCGAGATTGTTGCTGGAAGCATCACATCTACAGAAATCAACACATCTGAGATTTTCGCTGATTCTGCGGTCATCGGTGCGATACAAAGCTCATCTATCACTACGGCGGCAGTCGTTGCTGCTATAGGTTCATTTGAGTTCGTGGAAAGCGACAATATAGCTGCGGACGCGATAACAGCAGGCAAGATTGACGCTTCAGCCGTAGACACTCGGGAGTTGGCAGCCGGAGCGATAACAGCAGCAAAAATAGATGCTGGAGCGATAACAACCGCCAAGATAGATGCTGAAGCGATAACAACCGCTAAAATAGATGCTGGAGCCGTGACAGCCGCCAAGATAGATGTATCAGAATTGTCGGCAATCTCTGCTGATGTAGGGACTATTACGGCTGGTGACATTCAGGCCGATGTCGTGCGGATTGATAACGTCACCCTAGACACCGATGGTTCTGGTCAGCTAATCATCCACGCCTCTGGTGTAGATTCACCTCAAATCAAAGCGAACGCATTGGGGACGATCAAAGGCGCTAGCTCAGGAAACGTAACCGCAACACAGTTTCCCCTACAACCATACACCGGGTTTATCAGTTCAACGCCGTACCACAAGTTTGGAGCGGTACTTTTGCAGTTGCTTGATGATGTAACTTTCACAACTCCACTAACTACATCAGAAGCAATCGACTACCTGATCACGCTAGAAGCAAACCCTAGTGGTACTTTTTCTAGTTCATCAGTAACGATGATTACGACGCACGTTCAGCGCACCAATGCCCTTGGTGACAGTTATGACGTAAACGGTACGCGTAGTGGTGACGCTAACTTCTATGGATTCTCCTTCGCCACTGGCGAGGGTTCTGCTGGACTTTTACGTCAACCGTTCATTCACAATCTAAGAGGGGGGAGCACGGTTTACATCAAGCTGTATGGATACCAAAGGAACGTCACCGGCACGCCTGAGTGGGATGACATCTTCCTATCAGCAGAGGGACTAGCGCGATGATTTTCTCTGGCAACTCTGACAACCCGCGACAGCTACCGTTTGAGCAGATTAACCGTGAGCGGCGCAACGAGGCACTTGCAGAAACTGATTGGACGCAGGCAAATGACTCGCCCCTCTCAGACGCGGATCAGATAAAATACCGCACCTACCGGCAAGCCCTACGCGACCTAACAACGCATGCAAACTGGCCTGAGCTTCAAGAAGAAGACTGGCCCACACTGGAGACTTAAATGGCTACTCAATTACAGATTAGACGCGGAACCAGCGCACAGGTAGCCGCATTCACAGGTGCAGAGGGTGAGGTAGTTGTAAACACCACCAACGACTCAGTTCACGTCAACGACGGCTCCACGGCGGGAGGGTTTGAATTAGCGCGGGTGGATGGTTCCAACTGGGCTATCACCAATGCTATCTCAACAACTGCGAACATATCCTTTGGTGACAACGACAAGGCTATCTTCGGTGCTGGCAGTGACCTAGAACTTTTTTATAACGGTACGCACAGCGTTTTTAAAGATGGCAGTGCAGGCAACATATACATCCAAGATGACAACAACATTATTTTAGGAAGTATAGGTGGCGAAAATTATTTAGTCGCAACAAAAGATGGTGCGGTTACGCTTTATCACGATGCTGTTGCCAAACTAGCCACAACCTCCACAGGCATCGACGTTACGGGGACTGTGACTGCTGATGGTTTGACTGTTGATGGGACAGTTGATGGAACCGCAGTAGCGTTATTACGCGCAGACAATACCGGCGTAACTAAAAAGAATACACTGCGGTTTGAAGATACAGACACAACGACGCAAAACGACCAGCAAATAGGACGCATTGAGTTTTACAGCAACGACACCGACCACACTGGTGTTGACGCTGTTATTGAGGCGGTATCTGCTACGACCGGACTAAAAGAGCTTCGGTTTTTAACGTCCAACACGGCAAACACTCCGTTGTCTCGTTTGGATATAGCCTCCAACGGCGACATCAGCTTCTACGAAGACACGGGCACGAATGCTCGCGTCGTATGGGACAGTAGTGCAGAAACCTTTGCCATCGGTAACATCCAAGGCTCCGCAGCAGGCACCTTAAAAGTCAAGTCAGACTCAGACCATCGTGGTTTGGTGATTGAAGAAAATAATGGGCAAGAGGTTTATCAGCTTGGTGTTGTAGCTGATGGCTCATTAGTTTTTCAAAATTCTGGAAGTGAAGTTGTCAGGTTTGACGATTCAGGAAATGTTGGTATTGGTACTAGCAGTCCTAGTAAACAGCTCCATCAGATTAGAACAGGGTCAGCATCTGATTTACCAACATTAGCTACAGAAACTGGCTTTATAACGCAATCAACAAACGTAGCGGCATCAAGTCAAAATATATCTATTATTGCTGGCGCTAGTGGTGAAAGCCGATTGTTCTTTGGTGATACAGCCGACGAAGATGTTGGCCATATCATTTATAACCATGCAAGCAATTACATGTTGTTTAGCACTGCCGCAACGGGCGCCATGCGCATCGACTCAAACCAGAATCTGCTTGTGGGTAAGACTTCTACGACCTTTGGAACCGTTGGAGTAGAAAACCGTGCTGACGGTAGAATTACAAGCACACGCTCAGGCAATACCAACTTATTGCTTAATAGGCTTTCGTCTGACGGCGATCTTGTGCAATTTTACAAAGACGGCGCATCAGTCGGTAGTATTGCTTGCAACTCTGACACTAGCAACGCCTACATGATTATTGGAAAGGGCGCAGTCGGGCTTCAATTTGCTAGAGATGCAGACGCAAATAACATTATGCCAGCGCGTCCTGACAACCAAAGTTTGCGCGATAACGCAATTGACCTTGGCTCAAGCTCCTTTCGCTTTGACGACATATACGCAACCAACGGCACTATCCAGACCTCTGACCGCAATGAGAAGCAAGACATTGAAGCGCTGTCTGACGCAGAGCAGCGTGTCGCTGTAGCCGCTAAAGGCTTGCTGCGTAAGTTCCGCTGGAAGTCTGCCGTAGAAGAAAAAGGCGATGACGCTCGTATCCACTTCGGAATCATTGCACAAGACCTACAAGACGCATTCAGTGCTGAAGGCTTAGACGCTGGGCGCTATGCAATGTTTATTTCAAGCACATGGACTGATGACGATGGTAATGAGCAGACACGCTTAGGTGTGCGCTACTCTGAACTACTAGCCTTCATCATTTCAGCAATCTAACTGGAGAACAGCTAATGGCTACTTTCACATGGACCATCCCCACCTGCGAACATGTTATTGCTGACGGTGGCATTAACGTAGCGCACTGGCGCTGCAACGCAGAAGAAACCGTGGGCACTGGCGATGACGCTGTGACCTACACCGCATCTTCTTATGGCACTTGTGGCCTAACCTACGACGCATCTGCATCAGACTTTGTGGCCTATGACAGCGTTACACAGAGCGATGTGGAAGGCTGGATTTGGGCTAATGGTGTAGACCAAGATGCCATAGAAACAGCGTTACAGGCCAATATAGACGCTCAGAAGAACCCTACTGAAGCCTCTGGAGTGCCTTGGTAATGACACCTACTGAAAAAGCCATAGCGCAAATAGAAGCTCACGAGAGAGAGTGTGCGATCCGCATGGAGTCTATAAATAACAGGCTTTCGCAGGGTGAGAAGCGATTCGACCGTCTAGAAGTGATGATCTGGGGCGTTTATGTCACGGTCATCATTGCGGTCGCTCTCCCTCAGCTTATGGGTTAGGCCGTGATTATTGAGTCCATTGCGGCAGCCTCGGCCACCCTGAGCGCCATTAACGGACTCATCGCGCAAGTCAACGAGGGTAAGGCTAACGTGTCCCAAGTGATGGGCATGATTAGTGACTTTGGGGAGGGTCTGAACCAGTTTGAACTGGACCGCAAGGCATCGACTTTCAGCCCGCTCAGTCAGAATGACCTGTTACGCCTCAGTCAGCTTAGAAGACAGCAAGAGCGCTACTGGAAGGATGTGCATGATCTCCTACTGGTTGCTGATCCCAAGCTACTAGACGACTTTAAGAAAGCCAAAGCAGAGCAGGAAAGGCAAAGACAAGAGCACATGCGCATGTTGGTGAGGAAGAAGAAAGAGCGCCAACATCTGATAAACCAAATTCTAGTGGGGGGGACCACCTTTGTGGTGGGTGCGACAATCATTGTGATGGCGTTCATGATTGTCTTCGGCAATTGACGTGATGCGTCCACGCAAAGAAATCATAGCTGACTTGACTTACATCTTCGTGATGGTGGCAGGCATCATCTTCGCAGTCTGGCTGGCAAATACAATCTAGGAGAGAGCATGTACCAATATCATCAACAAAGACCCACCCCTCACCTTCTTTTCGATGTCGCACAGGGAAAGATGTGGGACCAAAAAGCCGTCAACATATTTGGATTCAACACCACTGTCGGAACAGCGTTTGAGACGCTCTGGAATGACGGTGCAGGGTATGTATTCCCGTCCTCTGCGGTTGCTATGGATCTGGTTTCAACCAGCGCCAGCGACACTATGGACGTTCTGGTGAGCGGTCTGGATGCTAACTACGCAGAGATCAGCGAGACAGTAACTCTGACGGGGACGGTGGCAGTCACTACATCTGCCAGCTTTCTCAGAATCAACTCAGCCATCATTCTGGCAGGCAACAACGCTGGTGACATTTCCATCAGTAACGGCGGAACCACTTACGGCTTCATCGGTACAAACCTTGGGACTACTCAAGCCTGCATCTACACGGTTCCAGCGGGTCATTCGCTGTATTTGTTTCGCATCGACTTCAACAGCGCCACAACCAACGGCAACAAGTACGTCACAGTCAGGAACAGGCTCGCTACTAGCACAGGAAGAGTTTTGCACGTTGCAGAGGCGACATTCGCTGTCAGTCAGGTATCCTATGATCGTCAGGTTCCGTTCAAGATAACGGAAAAGACTGACTTTGAGTTTCAGGCAAAGTCGAGCAGCGCAACCAATGAGATCGCTGTCTTTGTTGAAGCAGTACTAGTGAAAGACCAATAGAGGAATCAAATGATCACGATTGACGGAATTGACTACAACGAAGAAGACCTGAGCGAAGACGCGAAGATCAGAGCAGGCCGAATCGGTGTGCTGCGGTCTGAGGTTGTGGAGTTAATCTTGCGCCAGCAAGAGGCTGAGCAGTCCATTAGGTTTCACGCTCAGCAGATTAAGGCTGAAATGGAGCCAGAAGAAGACGAATAGTTCCACGTGGAACACTAGGCTAGATTGGTGGGGGAGGGCCAGCCTTGTCGGTTGACTAGGGCGCGAACCTTGTAGCGTGTGACCCCCAGCTCTTCTGAGATCCATCTAGTTGAATGGCCTAGTTTTTGCCATTCCCATATCTGCCTTTTCGTAGACTCTGAGAAGGGTGCGCTGATCTGCGCTAGCCTATAGGCAAGATATGACTCTCGCAGCCGTTCTTGTGCTAAGACTGCCTGATAGAAAATATCTACCGGCTTGTCTTGAACTTCGTGTGTTTCTGATGGCACTTCTTGCATCGTCGCTGACTCCCCTTGGTCATTTCTGCACTTGGAAACAAGTTCTTACAGTTCATGCAGACATTCAAGTCTCTCTTGATCCCAGAATCAAGCTGCTGGATCTTCCCGCCTTCTTCAAGAAATTTCTTGACAGCATCATTCATCGCCTGCCCTCCGTCTGCACAACCATAAACCCAAGAGTGCCCAGCTTCGCTGTGAGCGGGTACTGAACGCCTAGTTCATTGTCCACCCTCTCAACAAGCTGCTCAATCCACGCAGGGACGTTCTCAGGGCGTTTTACGACCTTGCCGTTGTAATGCACGCCATGCCGGTGTTCCAGCAGTCTAGTGGCTATCTGCTCGCTCTCAGACGTTACGTTGCTTTTCGTCTGACCACCCTCAGTCTTACTGCTAGACAGTTTGTTAAGCTTTGACCTTATGTCTTTGGGTAATGGGAAGCGGTCAAGCTCCTCAGTTAGTTGACCCAATGCTTCGGTCATCAGCGCCACGCTCTCTTTCCCAAAGGCTTGATAATGCACCTTGCCTAGTTCCACCCAGTCCCGCTTCTTAAACGGGTGCAGCGCGAACCACTGATCGTAAAGTGCTGTAAATTCATTCTTGTCCATAGATCCCCCTTGATTGATAGGATATTTCAGCTTCCCAAATATCCTGTGAAGTGCGGCAGTCAACCACTTTCATGTGTGAATGAAAACGGGCCACAAGGCAAATGGTCTTTTTCTCGTACCCCAGAGGGGAGGCTGACGCTGCCGCTCGCCTGCCCAGAATCACCCGCCCAGCAATGGTATCAGAATGGTATGTCGTCTTCGTAGTCGTCCTGTGGTGGAGACGGTGGTGTGTAAGCAACACGAGCTTTACTCGCATCAGGCTTCCACGTATCGACTTCCGCGTACCACTTGCCAGATTTCGCCTCCTTGACCTGCAAGTTGATCCATTCGTCTGGCATACCTTGCAACCAGTCCATGACTTCTTGCCGCTTGATGCTCATGCCAAACTTAACAAACTCCGGCGCTTTCTCGCTTGGCGCTTTAACGTAAAGACCTTTGGCGAATACTTTCTCTGTCATACGAACCTCAAAATAATGTTGGTGAGTGCGGCTGTTCCTGACGCGATTATTGCGACCAGTGTGATCGTGCTGGAATCAAGACGGGTTAAGCCCTCTGTGGGCGTTATTTCGACGCTCTCAGGCGTTTTCTCCACGAGGGAGGGTGATTGTATAGGGTCAGGCATTTCTGCGCGTTCTGGCGCTTTTATGTTCGCAACGACCACGAACTTGTTGTAGTTCTGGTCTGACCTGACCAACTGTTGACGCTGTTGCATGTTAATCAAGCAACGCTTCACCTGATCCTTCGACATTCGTACCTTGCGTTTGCGCAGACGCGCATGGATGCCGTTATAGGCCAAAGGTCCATCAGCCTGCACAATTTCGTAAATGTCCCTTGCAAATCCTCTTTTAGGTTTCACTGTTTCTCACCTCTCATTTTCGTTATTGATGTGCGGACGCCGCTTGGCAGTTCGCGCCAGACAGCTATTTTCATCTCGTTATCACCGTTCAGTTCTTCGATTAGTTCGTTAATGCCTGCTTCGTCTGCTTGTTGCACAGAGTTGACTAGGGCTGTCGCATACTGGTCGCGCTTCTTTTCATCAACCTTAATGCCTGACTCTTGCATAACGGTCTCAATTACAGACTGCCCCCGCTTCTTTGGTGGTGCTTTGGCTGCTGCGTTACCATCGTCATCCTCGTCTGCGGCTATCCCACAAGCCATAGCGAGCGAGTAGCGTTTGGCGTAGGTCAAAGCAGACCCAAAGCCTTGCGCGTTCTCTCGGTCTATTGGTACAGGCACAGGGCCAGTCGATAGGCTGTCGCCATGTCCGTAGAAAACAGTCTCGACTGCGATGCCGTGATCCATTGGTGCAGACTTCTGGACGTACGCTATTCCGTTCGCATTCAGTGCTGGTTTAACCGCGTCGATCACACTTTTGAGCGAGGCAAACTTGCTCTTAAAGTGTGGGTTGGTTTGGTCAAATGCCGCATGGGACATTTGTGACTGAGCCTTTACCAAGGCTTCAATCAGTGTTTGTTCTGATGCCATTCATCAATTCCTTCAGTTGGTTGCTTAGGTACTCGAATCGTTCGACCGAGTTACTTGGTAAATCGCAGTAACGGATGTTGTCCACCACTTGCGAGATTGGTTTGGCGACCAGTTCATCGTCTGGCCCCAAGTATTCTTCAAACATTTCAGATTTAACGCGCCCCATGGGTAACCTCCGTCAAGCAGCCGATCTGATTGCCACGCCACCAGATAAAATACTGACCAGCAAGGTTGCCATCACGCACATCAGCAATCTCATGTATGCCGTTGACAATCTTCGACAGCTTCCAGTGCAGGTTCTGTTCCCACCACACTTGGAGGTCAAACATCTCAGAGCGGGAGTGTTCCACGATGCCGTTCTCAAACGACTGGCACTCGGTCATACCGTAGAAGTGAAGGTTAAACAGAACGTCGTTGTTTTTGGGTTCGCCAAGATCGCAGACTGGGCAGACGAGACATTTGTGTCCATCGTCATTAAGATCGCGCAGTTCTCCGTCACACTTAGTGCAGAGGGGAGCGTCACCCCACATTGCTTGCCATCGCATATCAGATTCAATTGATCTATCAGGTACAAACATTCTGGTTCCTCTTTGTTGTTCGCTCATAATACACCCACGGTTTACCGATGCAAACCTTTTTTGTATTTATTTCTTGCAAACTATGAGTGTGTCTGTATTGTGGTCTGGATGGAAACAGAAGCATTCAAAAAAGTCGTCGAGATTGTCGGGTCAAAGGCTGAGATCGCCCGACAGTGTGGAGTAACTGGTCAGCACATTCAAAAATGGAAAAGCAGGGTTCCTGCGATCCATGTGGTAAAATTGGAGAAGTTGACAGGGGGTGAGGTTCGACGTGAAGAATTGCGACCTGATGTTTTCTACGATTAGCGGTCAGTCCCCAGACACCCCCTCCCCCACGCTTTGGGGGCTGGCCCATTTCTCAGACCAAGGCACTTTCCTGCCTGTTAGCTCGTTCCCGTCCGAGTGGTCGATAGGCGGGGGTTAATTTAGCAAAAGGATGCTCCACTTCGGTGGCAGAGGCCCGGAAGGGTACGGGTGGTTGACCCGTTGAGCAGAACGACCAAGAGACAATTTGTTTGAAGCTGGGCGCTGTAGTAGGGAGCGCCAAATGGAACACTCGTTAAAGGTGGCAAAAACCCTCTCCCCCGTTTTATATATGGGCAGAGAGGTGGGCAGCGTCTGAGCCAGCGCAGAAATTGGTTGAGTGGAAATACAGCCTAACGATAGAGACAGATCAAGTATGGGCCACCAAACCCCTACTAAATGTCATCTGTGTCTAAAACAAAGAGGGAGTGAGTGATGGATAGAATGGATCAAATCTTAGATAGGTTGAGCCAACGTATAAACGAGTGGGAGGGGGCGAGTCGGGAAGCAATTGAAGCAGAGACCAATTTTAAGAGCTTTGAAGCTAGCAGCCAGAAGGCGCACATGGATGCAGGGGCAAGCGCTGCTAAGGCTCAAACAGAAACAAGATCAAGTGGAGAGTGGGCCAACCACTATCGAACAGTCCAGCAAGCCAGCCTGAAGGCTGAGACACTCAAGAAGAAGATAATGCTTGGGCAACTGGCGTTTGATGCTGAACGAACAAAGCAGGCTAACCTGCGTAGAGTAGTATAATGGCGAAGAAACCTACGTCGGCAACACTTCGCTCTAAGGCATTGAAGACGTTGCAGAAACTTGCCAGAATCAGCGAGGCTGATGACAACGGCTACTGCAAGTGCGTGTCCTGTGGCCGATTAGACCACTACAAGAATATGGACGGTGGGCACTTTATCCCCAAAGGCTCATCATCAAGGTGGGCGCTAGAGGAGCAGAATGTGCATGCCCAGTGCCGGGGCTGTAATGGCTTTGGTATGAAGCATGGCAGCGCAGAGGCTCAATACACGATATGGATGATCGACTGGTATGGCAAAGACGCAGTTGAACGAATGCTGGCGACCAAGAAAGACCCCGTGAAGTTCTATACAGCGGACTACCGCGACATGATTGCCGACTGGGAAGAACAGATAAAAGCACATGAGCGTCGAGTGGGTGAGCGCAGATGAGATCGCCAAGGGCTGTCGCGTCAGATATGGTGAAAGCGATGGACGCAGCAGCGAAACAAGTGTGGGAATTAGAGCAAAAAAAAGAGTCTGATGAAAAGCTAAAGGCGTTGGTTTTTGCCCACGTCTGCAACTCATATGCTCGACGGGGGCGTTATGGCTCGAAGGAAACTACCGGCTGATTCAGAGGTCTTCGCTTACGAGTTTGAACAACTCGGTGCTTCAGCGATGGCTGCAAAGTACAAGGTTGACGTGAGGAACGTCTTCAACCAGCGAAGAAACGTGGAGAGTGTTTTAGGAAGATCCCTGCATGTCCCAGCACATTTGGACCGCAGCGGTAAGCCCCGACCTAGCATTAGGCAGTCCATCACGGTAGATAAAGACCTTTGTTTACTTATCGGCTCTGACGCGCATTATGAGATCAATAGTGTCACCACAGCGCACCTAGCCTTTGTGGAACTAGCCAAGAAACTACAGCCAGACGTAATCGTGATGAACGGCGACCTTCTGGATGGCTCCAGCATTAGCAGACACGCTCCCTTGGGGTGGGAGGCGAGGCCAACTGTCGAGGAAGAGTTGAACGCAGTGCGGCAGCGTCTGACTGAGATTGAGAAGGCAGCGCCTAGTGCAGACAGGTTCTGGACGATGGGCAACCACGATGCGCGGTTTGATATGAGGCTGGCGGACCTTTTGCCTCAGTTCAAAGGGGTGCAGGGCTTTACCCTCAAGGATCACTTTGCCGCTTGGAAGTTCTGCGTCAGTCTTTGGGTGGAGGGAGCGGAGCGGCCTATCGTCATTAAGCACATTCCAGTGAGCAGTGGCGTTCATGCAGGCTACAACTCGACCCTGAAGTCTGGCACGCACATCATCACGGGGCACACACATCAGATGGAGTGTAAATCGTGGACTGATTATACGGGACACCGATACGGAGTGCAGTGCGGCACGATGGCAGACCCTAACCAACCGACGTTTGACTACGCATATGATGGACCGAAAAACTGGACGAGCGGTTTCGTCGTCGCTCACATTCGTGATAACTTCTTACTGACCCCTGAGTTCGTCAAGGTCCACAAGCCGGGCGAATATGAGTGGCGAGGCGACATTCACAAGGTGAAATACAAGTGATGAAGGAAATCAGCCCGACTGACTACATTGTGTCAAATCAGCTTAACTTTCTGAGTGGGAGGGTGGTTCATCTGGTGACTGAGTACAACCGGACGAAAGACATCCAGCTTCTGGAAGAGGCATGCCGAGATTTGGCAACACTGGTCCAGCGTGAACGCTTCATTGAGGAGAGGTTTAGTGCCGAGTGTAGTAGTTGAAGACCTGCCTAAGAATTGTCAGGTGACAATAATCATCACAGAGTTGATTGACGAAGAAGACCCCAACCCCCCAGCAGAGATGCCAGAGGATGTGGAGCCAGAGGTCATCAAGTTGGTTGCAAAGACTGCTGGTCAAACTCCATAACGATTCGACCAATCTCTGCAACGAGGGGTGGAACTACGGCGTTTCCGAGAGCTTTAAGTCTGTGTGATCTGTTGGGAACCCCATTAGCCACTCGACCCACGTTGGGTTCAGGCTCCCAGAGACATGGCTGGCTACCATCGAAAGGTTTAGCTGCTTCCCTTTTTCCTTCCGTCTTTTCACCGATGGCATCCCCATGTGTCCCCGATTCTTGTTGTCGCTGGCTTGCGGTGTCGGCCACATCTTGACTACTCCGCGCAAGTTGCCTTTCTTTAGGTCGTGGTCGTTCTTCATATATGCCTGATTCGCGTCGCTGGTCGTTGGAGTCGGCCACATTCTGGCCTGATCCTGAAGTCTGATCTGTATCTTGTGTCCGCTCGGCCTTGTTGTCTGACCTTCCAAAAGAGCTTTGGGTGTTCCTCCAGATGTCGCTGCTGGAGTGCGCCACAACCCAGACTCTGTCTCGCCTATGGTGGGCGTCGACGGAGCAAGCTGGAAGTACAAACGTCCAGCAGGTGTAGCCTTCCCCTTCCAAGTCAGATAGCACATTGTCGAGTTCCATCGGGATGATTCCAGAAACATTCTCGCCAATGACCCATCTGGGAGCCACTTCGCGTATGACTCGCAGCATTTCCGGCCAGAGTGCTCTGTCATCTTCTGCGCCGAGCTGCTTCCCGGCGACACTGAATGGCTGACAAGGGAATCCCCCGCAAACAAGCTCAACTGATCCTCGGTACTCATATCCGTTTAACTCCGTGATGTCTGAATGTATGGGGAGGGTGGGCCAATGCTGACCTAGTATCTTCTGACAGAAGGTGTTTTGCTCGCAGAAAGCCACAGTTTCCATTCCTGCTGATTCCAAGCCGATGGAGAATCCACCTATGCCAGAGAATAGATCAAGAACCCGCACAAGTAGGCTCCAAGTTAAGATAGTCGCCGTGGACACCATCACAGAATCGTTCTAAGTACTGTCGCTCCTCCATCAATTCGCTTTCATAGTCGTTATTACCAGCGATCAAAAAACCGACAATTAACAGCAGGGCGAGTGGGTAGCGTAGTTTCATGAGGGATCTCCCAGCTGCTCGGCTCGTTCAACGGCGTATTGCTCTGCCTCTTCATCAGGCATCCCTAGATCGAGAGCTTCCTCGAACAATTGTTCCAGCAGCGTTTCATTGTAATGGTTAGACATCTGACCGCCTTGGGCCGCTTACGCGGCCTGTTTTTGACTTTGCTTTCTTTCGGCTCGACGCTGATTCCTTTTGGCTTCTCTTTTAGCTTGCGTCTCCATGATAGGGCGAGGATCTGAATTCTCCCACTTTGCGAATCTTTTCAGCGCGGCCTCATAGTGCCTGTGCTTGCGCTCAATCGAAACGTTAAAAACATTGCAATGAACTACAGTTTTGAAGGTCTTGCCAGTGCTGACAAGTGACACATATCCGTTATATATGCTTTTGGTTTCCAATATCTTTTCCATGTCCGTTCTCCGTTGTTGATGGGGTTATTGTACACCAAAGGTTTACACATGCAACAGGGGGAGAGTGGTTTTTTTTGCCATTTCTGCAATTTTTGTGGGTATAATCGCCATCTAGCACATTGCGTAATCCAAAACAAGGATAGCAAATGGTTTTTTTGCAGCGTTTTGCGTACCTAGACAGCGGAACCCTTGGCAAGCTCACTGTCGGCCCTTGGTCTTGTTATACAGTGGAGCGGCCTTGGCTAGACAACACGCCATCGCAGTCCTGCATCCCAGAGGGCGAGTACAAGTGTGAGCCTTTCAGCGGTAATCGGTTTCAAGACGTTGTTCAGATCATGGATGTACCTGATCGCACGTTTATCCTCATACACGCTGCCAACTACCCAAGGGACGTAGAGGGCTGTATTGGGCTGGGTGATCGCTTTGTGTCTGATGCGCTAGAACCTGCGGTGTACAACAGCAAGAAGACTCTGGCGGCATTCTTTGACGTTGCAGGGTACGAGTTCGACCTAACAATCCAAGGGGTGAGGGCTGTGATATGAGTTTAGGCATTGTGAAAGAGCTTGTCGGGCCTGTCACTGGCTTACTGTCTGAGTTCATCGAAGACAAAGACCAGAAGGCAAAGCTGGCGCATGAGATAGCGACGATGGCAGAGCGTCACGCCAATGAGAACGCCAAGGCCCAGCTAGAGGTTAACAAGGTCGAGGCTGCAAGCAGGAGCCTTTTTGTTGCAGGATGGAGGCCAGCAGTCGGCTGGGTGTGCGTGTTAGGGATGGCTGGCAACTTCATGGTCATACCATTTGCCAACTTTATTCTAGCCCTGATGGAGATTGACGTGACTATCCCACTGGTCGCACTAGACACGATGATGCCTGTCTTGATGGGTATGCTTGGCTTGGGCGCGATGAGAACCTACGAAAAGACCAAACAGGTGTCCAAATGAGAGGAGTTTTACTGTTCAACCGTGATGGCACGATCTACGCCGGGCAAGTTCACACAATGCCGAATGGTGAAGTGCATACTGGCGCAACTCACAACGCGACTAGCAGACGGCTTTTCTACTACCACGAACTGCCGCCAGAGCGAAAGATCCGCGCCCTTGAAAGCATGATTGAGCGACATGACACCCCAGACAGAACCAAAACAAGCCTGAACGACTGATGGCAGATACGGCGAAGAGAAAGAACCCAGAGATCTGGGAGAGGGCCAAAGCTAAAGCCATGCGTAAGATGGGTGGCAAATGGTCTGGCAGGGCTGCACAACTCGCAGTTAACTACTACAAGCAGATGGGTGGTAAGTACGAAGGGCCAAAGAAAGAAACATCACTGAGCCGATGGACGGATCAAGACTGGGATTATGTTGGGGAGAAGGGGCAAGGCAGGTATCTGCCGAAAGGTGCGCGGGATTCTCTCTCGTCTGGACAGAAAGCAGCGGGTTCGAGAGCAAAGAACAAAGCAAGCAAAGGGGGCAAAGGCAAGGCTTCGTATACTGAGGCAGAGCGCAAAGCAGTTAGACGAGCAACGAAGAAATGAGCAGACCTTTGATTGAAATAGACTGGGATCAAGTGGATAGAATGTGTGAGTACCACTGCACTGGAGAGGAGCAGGCTGGTATCCTTGGCATTGATTACGACACCCTGAACGCAGCCTGCAAGAGAGAGCGAGGGGTTGGTTTTTCGGATTATTTTAAGCAAAAGGCGAGCGGGGGCAAAATGAGCCTCAGAAGGCGTCAATTTACCTCTGCAATGGATGGGAACTCCACGATGTTGGTATGGCTAGGGAAGAACTGGCTAGGCCAGAGCGATCAACCAGAGCCAGAGGCGCAAGACTTGCCACCGATAGTCATTGAGCGAGCGAGTGAGGCTAACTAAGCCACAGGATGACATCTTCTTCAGTGACTCACGGTTTAGGGCGGTGGTCGCTGGTAGACGGTTTGGCAAGACGTTCTTGTCTACTCATGAACTGCTGCGCGCTGCGTTAGCGGAGAAGAACAGAAACTGCTGGTATGTAGCGCCAACCTACAAGGCTGCGAAAGAGATAGCGTGGGAGATGCTGAACGATGCACTCCCAGATGGGTATGTGAGCAAACGCAATGAGACTGCGTTGTCGCTTACCCTGAAGAACGGCTCGACCATCTCACTTAAGGGCGCAGAGAAGCCTGACAATCTGAGAGGGAGGGCGCTGGACTTTGTGGTGATGGATGAGTTCGCGGACATGCGACCAGAGGCGTGGTATGAAGTGATCCGACCATCATTGTCCGATAGGTTAGGCTCTGCGTTATTCATTGGGACACCAAAGGGGCGCAACCATTTCTATGACATATGGACGCGAGGCGCGGACGGCGAGGAGGGCTGGAAAGCCTTCCAATATACGACCATCGAAGGCGGTAATGTTGATAAGGCTGAGGTCGAGGCAGCGCGTAATGACTTAGACGAGAGGACGTTCGACCAAGAGTATCGTGCCCAATTCGTTAACTATCAGGGCATCATTTACTACGCATTCGACCGCGAGCAGAGCGTCCGCAAAGGCTATCTCAATGATGAGCTACACATTGGCATGGACTTTAACCTCGACCCAATGAGCGCAGCGATATGCGTGAGAGAGGCTGATCACATCCAAGTGATTGACGAGATTGTGATCTACGGCAGCAACACCGATGAGATCGTTGACGAGATCAAGCAGAGGTATGGGGACAGACGCATAACGATCTATCCAGACCCAGCAAGCAAACAAAGAAAGACCAGCGCGGGAGGGAGGACAGACCTGTCAATCCTTCAGAACGCAGGCTTCGCAGTGAAGGTGAGGAACAGCCACCCAGCGATTAGAGACAGAATCAACAGCGTTAACAGTAGGCTGCGCTCCACGTCAGGGGTGCGGTCATTGTTCGTTGACCCTAAGTGCAAGCAGACAATCGCTTCGCTAGAACGACAGACATACAAAGAAGGCACTAGCCAACCCAACAAAGATGACGGTTACGACCATATGAATGACGCACTGGGGTACTTGGTTGAATACCTATACCCAATCAGAAAACAACGTGACGTGGAACAACCAGTGAGGTGGAGTTAGTGAACAGTAACATCGAATATCAGCACCCCGACTATGATGCCAATGAGAAGCGGTGGGAACTTTACGTCCGCTCATATCTAGGGGGTGAGGAATATCAAGCAGGCAACTACCTGACTGGCTACTTCAACGAGTCAGAGAACGAGTATGCTCGACGCATCAACCTGACGCCGATTGATAACCACTGCCGGAATGTTGTTCACATCTACAGTTCGTTTCTGTGGCGCACTCCCCCTGTCCGTATACTGAATTCACTGGCTAACAACCCGTCTATTGAGGCGATGATTAACGACGCAGACCTTGATGGTCAAAGTCTGAACAGCTTCATGAAGCAGGCCCAGATCTGGTCATCGGTCTATGGGCACGTCTGGATTCTAGTTGATAAGCCAGAGTCCAACGCACAGACAAGGGCTGAAGAGCTAGAGCAAGAAGTCAGACCTTACCTCTCACTGTTTACCCCTGAGAACGTATTCGACTGGAGGTGGGAGCGCACACCATCAGGTCGATTTGAGCTTACCTATTTGAAGCTGCGTGAAGCAGTGGACAGAGAAGACGCGACAACCAAGGTGAGTTATTTCCGCATCTGGCGCAAAGACACAATCCAGCAGTGGAAGTCTGACGGCGACAAAGAGCAGATGATCAGCGAGATCGACAACCCACTGGGCAAGATCCCTGCGGTATTCGTACCTGCTGCGCGTAGTGTTAACAGGGGCATCGGCATATCTGACCTGTCTGACATTGCGTACATGCAGCGAGCTATCTATGAGGAACTGTCAGAGATTGAGCAGCTAATCCGCATCAGTAACCACCCCTCACTCGTGAAGACTTACGACACTGACGCAAGTGCGGGGGCGGGGGCTGTCATCAACGTACCCGATGATATGGACAACGCAGTGCAGCCTTACCTGTTGCAACCGTCTGGTCAGAACATCACCAGCATCAGAGAGTCCATCAAAGACAAGGTCGAGGCTATTAACCGCATGGCCCAGATGGGTGCTGTACGGGGAACTGATGCGGTCACGATGTCAGGCATAGCGATGCAGACTGAGTTCCAACTGTTGAACGCAAAGCTGGCAGAGAAAGCCGACCTGCTTGAGTTAGCAGAGGAGCATCTTTGGACTTACGTCGCCAACTGGCTTGATGTAACGCCAGACGCAGAGGTGTTCTACCCTGACTCGTTCGACATCCGTGACTACGACAAAGAGCTAATGTTCTTCCAGCAAATGAGATCAAGTGGGGTGAGGTCAATCACCTTGATGCAAGAGATCGATAAGAAGATCGCCGACCTAGTGTTAGATGACGATAAGCTGGCGAGATCTCACCTCGAAATTGAGCAGGCAACACAAGCTCTGGGTGACTTTAACGAGAAAACGCAGATCTACGCTTACCACATCGACTCTGGCGCAGTAACGCCTAACGAAGTGCGCGAGAAGATTGGTCTGGAGCCAGTACAAGGTGGTGATGAGTTATTCGAGCCACCGACAAGTGGTGAGCCTCAGTAATGGCAGCAGCCGATGACTATGCTGAATTCCTTGAGCGATTAGCAGACCAGCATCAGCGCAGGCTGACTGACATCCTGCAAATGACAGAAAACGATCTGGCTGACTACTTGCAGACCGCTCCAACCACTGACGGCGCGATGTTCGACGTGGAATGGTCTGTTAACGCTAGGACAGAGATGCGGCGCATTCTGGAGGAAGACTATCTGGCAGACGTGCAGGACATGCTGGGCGACTACAGGGCTGTAGCAGCGGAGCAGTTCAGGATGCTCAATACCTATGGCGCGTTCGCTAGAGTCTCGCCAGAGGCCATTGCAGGGCTTCAGAGGCTATCTTTCCAAGGCTTTGAGGCATTAGCGACATCACAGTTGGAAGCGCTAGCGAATGGCGTTTATCAAGCGGCGCTGACAGGCAGAAGCAAGGCTGACTTTATCAAAGAGGTGAGAGGGCAGAT